CTTTGCCAGTTTGTAGATAACCTGGCTAGCCCGTTTGAAATAGGCGCGTGGGATAAATGTAAAGATGAGTCAATAGTAGTTGAGCCAGGTGGACTAACTTATTTTGCGTTTGATAAGTCCTACACGAATAAGTACGCGGTACTAGTTGCCGGGCAAAAGGTAGACGAAATGCGCGTAAAAGTTAAAGTGTTGCAAGTTTGGAACACAGCTACACCTTTAGACGATAGGCAAGTAGCTAGCGATATAAACGCTCATATTATGAGATTTAGGCCTAAGGTCCTTATGTATGATAAATGGGTTAGCGAAAACGTAGCCAGTTACTTAAAGGGTGCAGGTACTACCCTTATGGACGTTAGCGGCAAAATGCAAAATGAAGCTAGCAACCGGCTTGCCCAGCTTATGAGTCATGGTCAGTTATTGCACCCAAACGATCTAGTGCTAAATGAGGCTATAGCCGCGTGCGCTACTAAACACACAGAGTATGGCTGGAAAATAGTAAGGCGTAAGTCAGCCGGTGAAATATGCGCCGCTATCGGTGTAGCTATGGTCGCCTGGTACGCCTCAAGGCCTCAGGCAGTCGCGCAGATAATAGTCAATTAGACACGCCGAACAAATCGGACAAATTATTTAAAATGTGTCTATACTACGCACGTGGGGATATTTCAATCATTACGCCTGGTTGAGTCTGTCAGTGCGCCTCAAAGTACCCCGACGATACGCGCGCAATATAACCCGCCTGTATTCGAGCCAGACCCAAGCAGCTTATTTTTCACACCTCAAACTTTTATTACCCGGTCCGACGCTATAGCTGTACCGTCCGTCGCTAGAGCTGCAGCGTTAATTAAAGGTGTAGTAGGAACTTTACCGCTGCACCTTTACCGTAAATCTACTGGCCAAGAATTAGGTAACCCAATCTGGCTAGATCAACCAGACTACAGGCAACCACGTATGGTTACTTTAGGTTGGACTGTTGACGCTTTATTCTTTTACGGCGTTGCGTATTGGGAAGTTACCGAGCTATACGCAGATGACGGGCGGCCTAGTCGGTTCGCCTGGGTTGCTAACACACGTGTAACAGTTACTTTAAATAACACAAACACTTTAGTTAAATCTTATGCAGTTGACGGTAGCGAACGACCTAACAGCGGTATTGGTAGTTTAATTACTTTTCAAGCTATGGATGAAGGTATTTTAAATAGAGGCGGTAGAACTTTACGCGCGGCTCTGGATTTAGAAAAAGCCGCAGCTGTTGCAGCTGGTACGCCGATACCTAGCGGATATATTCAAAACTCAGGCGCAGACTTACCAGAGGAACAAATTACCGGACTACTAGCTAGTTGGAAGTTGGCACGTACACAGCGCAGCACAGCGTATCTATCCAGCACGCTTAAGTATGAGCCAACAGCCTTTAGCCCTAAAGATATGATGTACTCAGAAGCGAAAAACGAATTAGCTACAGAAATAAGCAGACTTTGTAACGTACCGGCTTACCTGCTAAGTGCAGACGCTAATAATTCAATGACTTACTCCAACGTTATGGACGAGCGCAAACAATTCGTCGATATGAGCCTGCGGCCTTTTATATCTGCAATAGAAGAACGCTTATCTATGAACGATATGACCAATTCACAAAATTATGTCCGTATGTCATTAGACGATAGTTACTTACGTAGCGACGCATTAACACGCTTAGCAGTAATAGAAAAAATGTTAGCCCTTAATTTAATTACAGTAGAACAAGCCCGCGAAATGGAAGATTTAACACCTAACGGAGGTACACCTAATGCAGTTGAACTTTAACAGCTCAATAGAAGCAACAGACCAAGAACGTAGAATTATCGCTGGTAAAATTGTACCGTTTGGCGAAATTGGGAATACCAGTATTGGAAAGGTAGTTTTCGAGGCAGGCTCTATAAATTATCAAACCGGCGGTAAAATTAAATTATTACTTGAGCATAGTGCTACAGACCCTATCGGGTTTGCACAAAATATAAGCGAGGATACACGCGGCCTTTATGCAACCTTTAAAGTAAGTGCTACTACAAAAGGTACAGACAGTTTAATAGAAGCTAGCGAAAATTTACGCGACGGTTTGAGCGTTGGCGTAACTGTTGACGCAAGCGAGGAAAGAGGCGGCGTGCTTTACGTACAGTCTGCCGTTTTACGCGAAGTAAGTTTGGTCCAGGCTGCAGCCTTTAAGTCGGCCGCCGTTGAAAGCGTAGCTGCCAGCGAGGTAGAGCCTGAACCAGTAGAGGAAACCCAAGAAACCCAACCAACCGAAAGTGAGGCCAGCGTGTCCGAAAACGCTACCCCAGCACCCGAGGTAGAAGCCGCACAAACGGTAGAAGCCTCACGCCCAACAGTAACGGCACTAGCTTTTACTGCTCCACGTAGCCCAATTACTACCCCAGCCGATTACCTTTTCCACAAAGTAAAGGCAACAATGGACCCAGGCAGCGAGTCTGCACTATGGGTACGCGCAGCTGATGACTCAACAACAAACAACGCAGGTCTTATCCCAACGCCTCAGCTAACTACTTTGTTCAATGGCAAATCAGATAGTTTCCGCGCAAGCATTGAAGCTATCAACACTGCCGCCTTGCCTGCTATGGGCATGCAGCTGCAAATTCCGCGCATAAAAACCGTCCCAACGGTCGCGGATACAAATGAAGGCTCAGCACCTTCAGAGACAGGCATGGAGGTAGAGTTTGTTACTGCTACTGTAAATAAGTACGCAGGACAGAACACGGTTTCCGTAGAACTCTTTGACAGGTCAGACCCAGTTTTCCTAAACGTATTGGTTCAACAAATGGCCGACGCTTACGCGCTAGCTACTAACAATTTTGTTAACGGTGCTTTGATTACTGCAGCTACTACAGACGCTACTACTACCGTTACTTACCCAACAGCAGCAGAGCTTCTAGGTATTGTTTCACGCGGTGCAGCTAGCGTTTACTCAAACAGCAAGCGTTTTGCTCGTAATATGATCGCCTCAAGCGGACAATGGGCGAACATTATGACCCTTAACGACTCAGGGCGACCAATCTACACAGCGCAACAGCCACAAAACGCAGGCGGCGCAGTATCAGTGTCAAGCCTACGCGGCAACGTTGCAGGACTTGATCTATACGTAGATTATGCAAACGCAGGCGACGGCGACGGTACACTTTTGATCGTCAACCCTGACTGCTTCACCTGGTACGAATCCCCAGCACTACGTTTGACCACTAACGTAATCTCTAGCGGACAAATCGAAATCATGTACTACGGATACGGTGCCCTTGCTAACTTGGCAGACGGCGGCGCGTTCAAGAATAACAAGGCATAAGCCTAAAACACTAGAACCCTAGACCCTGCCCCTAGTCCGGTGGGGTTTAGGCCAAACAGTTAGGAGTAGAGCGCGTGGCTGCAACATATATAACCCAAGCTGAGCTACGCGCTTTGCTTAATATAACTGGAATTACCCTTTATACAGACGCTTCAGTAGAGGAAGTCTGCCAGGCTTCAGAGGACATATTAAACAAATACTTATGGTTTAACACCGCGCCTATATCTGCTACGGGTTTGTCAGCCAACGTAGCTACAATTACTACCCCTACACCTCATGGCTTTGTAACTGGCCAGCAAGTAACAATAGCCGGCTCAGGTACTACTTTTAACGGCACTAAAACACTAACCGGCTATGACCTTTACCGTTTTACTTTTGATAAAACAGCTGCAGACCAAACTACACACTTAGTAAAACCTTACGGCTTAGCCACTGGACCTAACCACGCTACAGCTTATGAAAGTGTGCCAGCGGTGCGCGAGGCAGCGGCAGCACTAGCTACTACAATTTGGCAAGCCAGACAAGCCCCAGGGGCCAGCGTTACTACGATAGACGGCTTTATCGCCTCGCCTTATCAGCTCGGAAATTCACTAATTGGCAAAGTGCGCGGCCTCATCGCCCCGTACCAGAGTCCTATGTCAATGTTAGGCTGAAAAATGCCTGCAGCCATAACTACCCTTAGGTCAACACTAGCTACAGCGTTAGCTAACGTAGGTGTCTGGACAGTGTTCAACCACGTCCCAGAAATACCTTTAGCTAACTCGCTAGTGATCGCTAATGATGACCCTTATATCCTGGTTAACAGCAACGTTAAAACTGCTATAGCCCCTACAGTACGTTTTAAGTTATTTTTGTTAGTACCAGTTATGGATAACTTAGGTAGTCAGACAAAGCTAGAGGATTACTACCTGGCTGTTATGACAAAGTTAGCCGCTTCTGGTTTAACAATAAATATAACTAGCTTTAGCGCACCTGCAATTTTAGAAACGCCAAGCGGTAACTTGCTTCAAAGCGAAGCAGGGTTAGAGATAATAAGTAGCTGGAGTTAAACAATGACTAACTATAAAGTAATGATAGATAACGATATCGCAGGCGTTGGCTTAGGCGGTACGGTAAGCGAAACAGATTTAGAAGGGTGGGACTTACCACACTTGCTAAAAATTGGTGCTTTAGAGGAAATCTCAGTAAGCCCAACCCCTACTAAAGTAAAGGAAGTGCAGGAATAATGGCAATTTATTTTACAAATAATACTTACCTAAAACTAGGTACTGTAGATATGTCAACCGTAGTTATCTCAGCTAGCATTAACGTAAACTACGATCAGCTAGAAATCACAGCTATGGGCAACACAGCACACAAATACCTAAAGGGTTTGGCAGCTTCAACCCTTAGCGGCAGCCTTTACCTAGATCAAGCTGCAAGCGGCGCAGGTTCTACACGCGCAACACTTGACAGCCTTGCCGGCACATCTGCACTGTTTGAAATCGGGGCTAACGGTTCAACACCTAGCACTACAAACCCAATCTATAAAGGTACTTGCTTCGTAAATGGTTACACACCTATCAACGGGGCAAACGGTGAAGTAGCACAATTAGACTTTACGTTTGATGTAACCGAACAGACTGCACCTTTCCCACAAACAGCACCGTAATAGAAAAGAGGGCTAGAAAATGGCAAGGTTAAAAATTACTAGAGATACCGGCGTAGTTGAAGAATACGACATTACGCCGGCTATCGAAGTAGAGTTCGAAGCCTACGCAAAAATGGGCATAAATAAATGTTTTAGGGAACAAGAAAAACAAACCGACGTTTACTACTTATGTTGGCTAGCGATCAGACGCAGCGGCCAGACTGTAGATGTATTCGGCGAAAAGTTTTTAAACACCTTAAAGGCAGTAGAGGTGCTAGATAGCGACCCTTTAGCTGGGTAGGTAATAGGGAACTACTTACCTACCAAATAGCAGCGTTAGCGGTTGAAACTGGCATAGCACCTAAAGAGTTTGTAGAAATGTCGCCCGAGATGTTAGCGGCAGTCTACAAAGTACTAAAAGATAGAAACGAGGCGGCAAAACGTGGCACCCGATCTAAGAGGCGTTAAATTAGAGGGTTATGCCGAAACCGTCGCTTTACTCAAAAGGTACGACACTGAAACCTTAAAGATTATGAACGCTGAGATTTATCAAACTACAAAACGTACACAAACACAGGCCAGAGCATTAGTCCCAGCCGCCTCACCTTTAAGCGGTTGGGCTAGGCCTGTTAAAAGTGGCAAGTGGAGTAGGTTAACTTTTGAACCTAAATCTATAAAAACCGGTATTAAAACAAAATTAGACCGTCAAAGAGTGCGGGGCAACTGGACTAGTAAAACTCTATTTTTAATAAATAATGACCCTGCCGGTAGTATCTACGAGTGGGCCGGTAGGCATAGCGGACAAAATGCTAAAAGTGCTAGGTTTATTAAAGCTATCAGGGACCAGTCCGGTGTAACCGTACGAGGTAAGCAAGGCCGTATAGTTATAAAAACTGTTGAGGATAACTTACCTTTTATCGAAAATGATTTACGCAACAGCATAACTAAGGCCACTAATAAACTTAATTTAAGATTGGCTAAATAATGGCCGTTAGAATACCGATTTTATTTCAACTTAATAAATTAG